AACACATTAAATACTATTCTAAAACAAGATTTAAAAGTTGGTAACTTAAAAGATCAGGTTAAAGCTTTTAGAGACCAACCCAAAGATCAGTTTGTTGGTTTTGATGATGAGATGTTACAAACAGATACAGCTATCAGAGCAGAACAAGCATTAAAAGATGAACAAAAAATTTTAGATAATCTTTTTACAAATTACAGAAAAGAGCCAAACATAGGAACAACTGATTTTCAAGGAACTCCGTTCAGTCTTCCAAGCGTGGAAGAAACTATTCTTGGAGATATGGCGTCCGGTAAATTTCAAGAAACGCAACAAGATCTTAAAGCTGCAAATATATTTGCTGATCTTGAAAAAGAAAAAACTGCCCAAGATAATTTTTTAAAATTTTTTAGAGGTGCTCGTAGTGAACGAGCACGTGCGGATCGAATAGCTGGACTCGAACAAGATTATCTTAATCTACTACGAGAGAGAGGACCAGAATTAACGCCTTTTGCAGGTGGTGGTATTGCTAAATTAGCTGGTATAGATGAAGGCCCACAAACAGAATCACTAAACCCTGACTCACAAGGCTTGTCAGGTCTATTAAAACGTGCTAAGAAAGTGTAGGAGTATTAAATGGCAGAAATAGACAAAGGACTCCCGAACACTAGAAACAAAGAAGAAATTCCGTCAGAGGCGGAATTACAAGAAGTAGCTGTTCAGGAACAAGCAGAACAAGATCCAAAAGGACCAATAGAAGTTATACCAGAAGAAGATGGTGGTGTAACGTTAGACTATGAGCCAGGTGCAGTAAATATCCCTGGAACTGAAAATCATTTTGATAACTTAGCAGAACTTTTACCTGATGATGTATTAGAACCCATCGGTAATGATATGGTTCAAAATTATATGGACTATAAAGCATCAAGAAAAGATTGGGAAGAATCTTATAAAACAGGTTTAGATCTTTTAGGATTTAAATATGAAAATAGAACAGAACCTTTCCAAGGTGCATCAGGTGCAACACACCCGGTGTTAGCAGAGGCAGTCACACAGTTTCAAGCACAAGCGTATAAAGAATTATTACCAGCTGATGGACCGGTCAGAACGCAAGTGATAGGTATTAAAAATCCTACAACTGAGCAACAAGCTGTTCGTGTAAAAGATTACATGAATTATTTAATCATGGATGAAATGCAAGAGTATGAAGCAGAGTTTGACTCTATGTTATTTCATTTACCACTTGCAGGTTCTACATTTAAAAAAGTTTATTACGATGTGCCGATGGGCAGAGTCGTATCAAAGTTTGTACCAGCAGATGAATTAGTAGTACCATATACAGCGACCAGTTTGGATGACGCAGAATCAATAATACACGTAATTAAAATGTCAGAGAATGAATTACGTAAACAACAAGTAAACGGTTTTTATAGAGACGTAGAACTTTCACCACCAGGAAACGTAGAACAAAACTCTGTTGAGAAAAAAGAAAAAGAATTAGACGGAACTAAAAAAGTTGGTAAGCAAGAAACTATGTACACTTTGTTAGAGTGTCATGTTAATTTAGATTTAGAAGGTTTTGAAGAAGTTGATTCTAGTAATGAACCAACAGGAATAAAATTGCCCTACATTGTAACTGTAGAAGAAGGCAGCCGAGTAGTGCTCTCCATTCGGAGAAACTATGCGCCCGATGATCTAAAGAAAAATAAGATCCAATATTTTGTCCACTTTAAATTTCTGCCAGGACTAGGATTTTATGGCTTTGGACTCATTCACATGATTGGCGGATTGAGCCGTACGGCAACGGCGGCTCTCCGTCAATTATTAGACGCAGGTACGTTATCAAACTTACCAGCAGGATTTAAACAAAGAGGCGTTAGAGTTAGAGACGAAGCAGCTCCAATACAACCAGGTGAATTTAAAGATGTTGATGCACCAGGTGGTAATCTACGTGATGCATTCTTTCCACTGCCATACAAAGAACCATCTCAAACATTATTAAATCTTTTAGGTATTGTCGTACAAGCTGGACAAAGATTTGCTGCAATAGCTGACATGCAAGTTGGTGATGCAAACCAAGCAGCAGCTGTTGGAACTACGATTGCACTATTAGAGCGTGGTTCAAGAGTCATGAGCGCAATACACAAAAGATGTTATGCAGCGATGAAAGATGAATTTAAACTACTTGCAAAAGTCGTATCACAATATTTACCACCAGAGTATCCATACGATGTTGTAGGTGGTGCAAGAAATGTGAAACAAGCTGACTTTGACGACAGAATAGATGTCATACCAGTTGCAGATCCAAATATATTTTCGATGTCACAAAGAATTACACTTGCACAAACACAATTACAAATAGCAACATCAAATCCACAACTACACAACATGTATCAAATATACAGAAACATGTACGAAGCGATCGGTGTTAAAAATGTTGATGCGGTTTTACCGCCACCAGCGCCGACTGCACCGATGGACCCAAGTATGGAACACATAAATGCGTTAGCAGGTAAACCTTTTCAAGCTTTTCCTGGTCAAGACCACAGAGCACACATCACAGCTCACTTAAATTTTATGTCAACTAACATTGTTAGAAATAATCCTGCAGTTATGGCAGCGATACAGAAAAATATTTTAGAACACATTAGTTTGATGGCACAAGAACAGGTACAATTAGAGTTTAGAGAGCAAATGCAACAGATGATGCAGATGCAACAGCAGGCGGCGATGAATCCACAAGTACAAGCACAGCTACAAGCGTTGACAAATCAGGTCGAAGCCAGAAAATCTGTGTTGATTGCAGAGATGACAGAAGAATATATGAAGGAAGAGAAGAAAATTACGTCACAATTTGACAATGATCCTCTTCTAAAACTAAAATCACGTGAAGTTGACCTTCGTGCGATGGAAAATGAACGTAAAAAAGACAACGACGAGGCCCAAATTGACCTTGCAAGAGCAAGATTGATGCAACAGGGTGAGATTGCAGAGGATAAAATGGAACAAAATGAAGATTTAGCTAAATTAAGAGCTGGAGTTAGCCTTGCAAAGACCGGAGTGCAACAAGCAGCGATAGTCACGGAGGATAAATAGTGCCATTAGTCAAAAAAGGAGCATAAATGCAAAAACTAGACAAAATACAACAGGTTAAAGTTGCAGAGCAGAGTATCGAGGTGGATCCTAGATCTAAAACGACTGCTGACCAAGCTTTTAACTATATTGCTACAGGAAAACCTGAGATGCCAGTTGGCGGTCAGAAAAGAATGTTAGCAGAAAAAAGAAGAAACTCTAAAGCGTACTAATTATGTGGTTATCGGCGATAAAATTAGCCGTCTCTGCAGGAAGTAAAATTTACGCTAACAAACAGAGAACGAAAATGGCAATGTCAGATGCACAATTGATGCACGCTGAACGTATGGCCAAAGGTGAAGAGCAATACCAGGGTAAACTGCTAGAAGCCCGTCAATCAGACTGGAAAGACGAGGCGGTTCTTATAATCTTGTCACTTCCGGTAGTGGTGCTTGCTTGGGCAGTCATATCGGACGATCCAAGTGCGATGGACAAAGTAAAATTATTCTTCGAAATGTTTTCGCAGCTCCCATCATGGTTTACCAACCTTTGGATCCTTGTCGTGGCGAGTATTTATGGTATAAAGGGTACACAAATTTTTAGAAACGGAGGCAAAAAGTAATGTCAAACTTTGTAGGTAATAAACCAAACCCATTATCAATGCTAATAAAAGGTGCTCAAAAAGTTTTTGGTAAAACACAAAAAACAACTGGGACAGGAGCTATCTCATCCGTTAACATTGCAAAAAATTTAGCAAAGAAAAAAACAATTAAAGATGACATGATCAAAGCTAGAGATAAACAGCTAGCTGGTATTCGTGATGAGGCTAAAGTAGCAATTAAATCAAAAAATCCATTATCTAAATTTACTAAAAAAGCAGCAGAAATTGTGGATAGAAAAGCTAAAGGTGGCAGAGTAGGATTAAAAAGAGGAACTGGTTTAAGAAAGTCATCAAATGTTGAAAAAATTAAAAAAGCATTTGGTCCAAAAGAAAAACCACAAACAAGAATGACAGGAAAGAAAAAGAAGTTTCCTGATCTAACAGGAGATGGTAAAGTTACATTTGCTGATATTTTAAAAGGCAGAGGTGTTATTAATGGTAAGAAAAAGAAAAAGGTAATCTAATGGCTGGAAAAGGTTTATATGCAAACATACATGCTAAAAGAAAACGTGGAGGCAAGATGCGAAAGAAAGGTGCAA